CAAGCCGGGAACCGCCAAGGGCGACGCCTACTGCGCCCGCAGCTTCGCGCAGATGAAGGCGCACCCTGCGGCGGCACGCGATCCGAACAGCCCGCTGCGGCTTTCGCGTGCGAAGTGGAAGTGCAGCGGCAAGAACTCGAGAGGATAAACATCATGGCAAAGAAGACAGCAAAGCGCGGCCTGTACGCAAACATCAACGCACGACGTGCGGCCGGCACCAGCCGACCGAAGTCGAAGTCCACCGTCAGTCCCTCGGCATACAAGGCGATGAAGCGCGGATTCAAGTGAGGCCACCATGCGCGTCCGACTCGGCGGCAAGTATTGGACGCTGCGATTTGTCCCGAACATGCGGGACTACGGTGACATGCAAGACCCAGGCCACGTCGATGGTCGCATTATTCGCGTGGCAACCTGGCCGTCCGAGAAGGACCGATTGGATACCACCATCCATGAAGCCCTCCACTGCATCCGGCCCGAGCTTGACGAGCAAGCCATAGCAGATACGGCGACCGACATCGCACGGCTGCTGTGGCGTTTGGGCTACAGGCGCGAGCAGTAAAGTTCAAGAAAGTGGAAGTTGCGTACACGTTATTGAGACGTGTACACGCGATCATCAATCGAGCCAGTACACGTCCTCGCCGCGTCGGTACTTGGCGAGGTCGGCATCGCGCTTGTGCGACGTGAAGTGGAAATCCATGAATCGGCAGTAGTTGTTGGGGAACAGGAGATATCTGCCGTCCGACCGCTCAATGAGGTTGAGCGGCTTGTGCTCTTGGGGGTACCTGCTGAACCCATCCGCCCAGTCGATCACGATCCCGGTGTGCCGGCCGCAGAACCCGCGTTCCGGGCTGACGCCCATCATCGCTAGTCCCTCGAGATACTCCATGTGGACAACCTCGGCGTGGTCGCCCATTGCTCCCCACGGCTGGAGGTCGTGCGGTTCGCAGAAGCCAGGGAGCGCCTTGCGCTCGAATGCCTCCGCTCGAGCTGCGAGCTTGTGGAGCGGGACGCCGCACCATTCCGCGCCCGTCTCAAGCAGCACGTGTCCCGTCACGACTTGACCAGGCCTCGCGTAGATGGCGTGCCAAATCCCGCGTGTCGTGCCGGCTGGCATGTTGGGGCCGAGCGCCGTGTTGCAGACGTGCACGTACAGGTGAAACGGCAGATTTGCATGGCGAGGCATATGCGTGATGATATACTTCAATTGCGGAGACGTGGGTCTGCGGCTGTCGGAGGCCAACCACCCACATGCGCCGGCGCAGAAGGCCGCGAGGTACGACCGTCGGCAGCGCAGCATTGGGGTAGCAACAACCTTCCGCCGGGACAGGGCGCGACGCTGAAAGCACGCGCTGCTGTCTCATGCATGTGTCGATTCCATGTACGCGGCAATTTCCGGTACCGGAAAGAACACGGCCTGGGACTTGCGTCAACCAGGCCGCGCTTCCGGGGGCTAAATTGTCGGGCATAGCCTGCACGCGCAGACTATCGCAAAAACGAACGCCCGACAAGCGAATGGTACAGGGAAGTATCACCCTGTCAAATGAAATCGGCGTGAGTCGAAACCCACGCCGTTTCATGCGCTTGCATGTTGGCACCGAGGTGCTATCATGCGGGCGTCTAATTCCTGCGCGGTTGCATTGTACCGTACCTGGCCTCAGGGTCAACAATGCCGCAACACGTTCCCGGCGCGGTAGGGGAGCATGGATGTAGTCGCAGGGGTTTGACCCTACCCTGCGCCACCGAAAGGTGCGCTCCCCCACGAAGGTAGCGGCTGGCAATCCTCCAGCGAAATGGTGAAATTCGTGGCTTCGACCGATGCGCGGCTCCGCGTGGGCTGGTTGAACGTGGCCCCCTTTGGGGGTCATGCTTCCCTCGCGCTCACCGTGTGAACTGATATCAACCTGAACGTCCCCTGCGATGAGCCGCCGCGGAGCGAAGCACCTGCGGAGCGCAGCAGAGCGGCGGCGCGAAAGGCCGGATCGGATTCACTTCCTTGCGGATACATCCGCATCGTTCTCTCCTGAACGTCATTCCCCACGCTAGCAGCCGGGAGTGCCTGTCTGTATACTCCCGCGTATGCAAACGATCACATGGATGGACAATCGGAATCTGATGGGGGAACTGTGGCCGAAGTGGATGCTCGAGCCTGAATTGTCGCGGCTCTTGAACGAGCGATGGGGGTCGCTGCACCAGGACAAGCTGCGCGAATGCATTCGCCAGCACCGCCTCGAGCGCGACACGAAGCCGGACATCGCTGCGATTCACAAGGCGTACTGCGCGATTGTGCCACAGGCCGATGTCCTTGCGCGTGGCGAAGTCGTGCAGACTCGGCGCGATGCGACCTCCTTGCAAGGCCCGTCGCCGGCGGAGTACGCGGATTGGGACGCGTGGGCGAAGGAGGTGCTAAAGACCGCAACTGCCGCGGAGATTGATGCAGCGAAGGAGCGCCTCGGGATCAGCCCCGACACGCACCGCGTGCTGGCCGTCGCCATCGAATACTGCCGCAAGAACCCACAGAGAACGTAGCACGGCACGGTAAACTGCCGCCATGCGACGGCGGCGACATCCCATTCTGCTCGCCAACATGGAAGATTGTTTACTTGGGATCATGTACCCAAAGTCCACTGAACGGTCAGGAATACCCGTCGCCGTATATTCCGCAGACATGATCGCGGCACGCCTGCGCGACGAGCACGAAATGTCCATCGGCGAAGCCCGCACGTTCGTCACCGACAACATCGAAACCAACGAACTCGGCCCAGGCACGCCGCGTCTCATCTGGGCGGCAACCTCCGAAGATTTCGGCGAGCCCCTGTGCAAACCCTGATATACTTTGGGAAATGGATATTAGTTCGTATGACGATTTCAAGGCAGCCGTGACCACGGCTGTCGTCGCACAGGGCCGAACCCGCAGCCAGGTCGCACGCGACCTCGAGCAGCAGGGCAAGCTTCGAGCGCATACCGTGATGTGCTTGCTGTCCACCGCGCCCGTCATCGGGAAGCGCACCGCCACCTTCGATTCCGCTATCACGCTTGCAGATGCAGCAGGACTACGGATCACCCTTACCGCCAAGGAAGCCACGTAATGCCAAGCAAGTCGCCGGCCCAGCGCCGTCTGATGCAAGCAGCCGCCCACTCCCAAAGCTTCGCAAAGAAGGTGGGAGTCCCCATGTCAGTCGCAAAGAAGTTCAACCGCGCAGACGTGAAGGCAAAGGGCAAGAAGCGCAAGTGAGAAAGCTCGCGGCCTACGGCGAGAACGGCCGCCGCGTGGGGGAAACACACCACAATGCCACGATCCCAGAGGCCATCGTCCAAGAGATCCGCGAACTCCACGAAGAACACCGCTGGGGATATCGTCGTATCGCCAAGCACCTCGGACTCCGCTGGACCACTGTCAGCAAAATCTGCCGATACCAGCGTCGCGCCTGTCTCCCAGCCGACTGGAAACGCCCTCGTCAAGCGAAAGATAGGCCGGCCGCCTGAGGCCGTGCCGGAACACCACGCCGACGCCCTCGTCGCGTGGCTGTCAAACGGCAAGCCCCTGCGCGAATGGTGCAGGCAGCCGGGGAACCCGGAATGGCGCACCGTGTACCACTGGATGGACAAGGATGAAGACTTTGTGGCACGCATCGCACGCGCACGCGAGGACGGCCACGACGTGATTGCCGACCAGTGCGTGACTCTTGCCGATACGCAGCCCCTTGACCAGACCGAGGTTGCGTGGCGCAGGCTCCAGGTCGAGACGCGCCTGAAGCTCCTTGCCAAGTGGAACCCCAAGAAGTACGGCGATAGGCAGCAGCTCGAGCATGGCGGTGGCATCAGCCTGAACGTCATCACGGGCGTCCCCGATGCGTAAGACCATCCGCCTCGGCTACGACCCGCGTGAATGGCAGCGGCGGTGCCACCTCGAGCGCCGGCGGTTCACCGTCCTCGCCCTGCACCGACGCGCTGGCAAGACCGAACTCGCACTCATGGAGCTGCTCCACCGGGCAGTCAAGTGCACGTCGGATCTCGGGTTCTTCGTATACGTCGCGCCATTCCTGAAGCAGGCCAAGGCCATCGCCTGGGCGCGATTGAAGCAGAGGATTGACCCGTTCATTCGCACCGGGACCGTGGATGTGAACGAGGCCGACCTCGCCGTCACGTTCAAGCACAACAAAGCCACGATCCGCCTGTTCGGTGGCGACAACCCCGACGCCCTGCGTGGCGTGCGCCTCGACGGCTGCGTCATCGACGAGGTCGCGCAGATCAAGCCCGAGGTATGGGAAGCCATCATCCAGCCAGCGCTCTCCGACCGCCGCGGCTGGGCGCTGTTCATCGGCACACCCGCCGGAATCAACATGTTCAGCGAGCTGTACTACCGCGCCGCGAGCGGCTCCCTCGATGATTGGTATGCGGCGAAGTACACGGTATACGACACTGACGCGCTCGCGCCCGACGAAGTGAAGCGCCTGGAGCGCGACATGCCCGAGGCGGCGTTCGCACGCGAGTACCTGTGCGACTTCAGCGCGGCCGGCGACGATCAGCTCATCAGCCTCTCCGACGCCGAGAACGCGTCGCAGCGCGAGTACCAGGACGGCGACATCATCGACCAGCCGCTCATTGTCGGCGTTGACCCGGCCCGATTCGGGGACGACCGCAGCGTGATTGTCTTGCGCCAGGGGCTACGCATGGAGAAGCCCATCGTTCACCACGGCATCGACAACATGGCGCTGGCGGCGGCCGTTGCCAACGTCATCGAGGACCGCGACCCGGACGCCGTGTTCATCGACGCCGGGGCAGGCGCGGGCGTAATCGACCGCCTGCGGCAACTCGGATACGACGTAACTGAGGTGCCGTTCGGCGGCAAGGCCACCTACGCCAACCTGTTCTTCAACAAGCGCACCGAGATGTGGTGGGCCATACGCGAATGGATACAGGCGGGTGGTTCGATCCCGAACGACATCACGCTCAAGCAGGAAATCAGCACGCCGATCTACTGGTACGACGCTGCCGGCAAGCGCGTGCTCGAGTCGAAGGACGAAATCAAGAAGCGGCTCCAGGGCGGCGGAAGCCCGGACATGGCCGACGCGCTGTGCCTGACGTTCGCGTACCCGGTATCGAAGATGCTGCCACGCGAGGTGCGCGAGCGCATCGACACGCGGCCGACAGACTACGACCCGTATGAGCAGGTGAGTACCCGTAACCGTTAGACGGAGGTCTACAGTCATGGTCAGGCAAGCGAACGAGCAGGACATCGAGGCCATTGTTGACATGGGCATGGAGTTCATGTCAGGCACGAAGTATGCGAACGTGCTGCCCATGTATAGCGATGACGCACGCGCAGCCATCATCCAGCTTGCTTCGGTGGGCCGCGTCTGGGTGGCAGAGATTGATGGCCGCATTCGCGGGTTTATGGCTGCGTCCATCGTCCCGTGCTGGTTCAACCCCAGCTCGCGCATCGCGCTCGAACACGTCTGGTGGATGCAACCCGACTTCCGCAACCGCCCGGAAGGCATCCGCATGCTGCTCGAGTTTGAACGGTGGGCGAAAGAACAAGGGGCGCAAGTCGCCTGCATGTCCGACATCGTCCTCGAAGCCGGCAGTCCGGCAGGGTCGATCCTCCAAAGGCTCGGCTACGAGGTGAGCGAACGCACTTTTATGAAGGTCATCCAATGTTCAACCGCAGCATCCGACGAATCCACGACCTCTCCTCACGCCGCGAGCGACATTTCGTTGTCAGCGGACTGACCGCGCTCGGCACCGCACTCGGCGCAGGCGCAACGAACGCACTCGCGGCTGGCCTGGCAGCCACTGCCGCCGGCACAGCAGCGGCAGGAACGGGCTACAGCATCGCTGCCGGCGAGCGTGGCGCGTCCATGCAGCGGCAGGCGATGAGCCAGCAGAAGAAGGCGCAGGACGCCGCCGCGGCCGCAGCGCGCACCCAGCAGCGCCGCAGTCAGCAGTCGATGGCCGCCGCCAACCGCGCCGAACCAGCCGTTGCCGACATCATGGGCCGCGCCGCCGCCGAGATGGGTGGCGGTCCCTCGAGCACCATGCTCACCGGGCCGATGGGCGTCAACACGCAGGAACTTCAGCTGGGGCGCACGTCGCTCCTCGGGGGCTAAATGAGCGAGTACACCGGAGACAACTCGTCGTATCCTGGCGCTCCCACGCGGGATCGACTGTTCACCCGGTGGGGCCAGCTCAAGAGCGAGCGTGCGTCGTGGTTTGCGCACTGGCAGGAACTCACGTCCTACATCCTGCCGCGCAACGGACGCTACTTCCGCCAGGATCGTGACCGCGGATACCGCCGTCACAACAACATCTACGACTCCACGGGTACCCGCGCACTGCGCATCCTTGGTGCTGGCATGATGTCAGGCGCAACGTCGCCGGCGCGCCAGTGGTTCCGCCTCGCCACGCCGGACCCGGAACTCAACTCCTACGAGCCTGTCAAGTTGTGGCTCGATGACGTGACGAAGCGCATGCAGCGCGTGTTCCAGAAGTCGAACACCTACAACGCGCTGCACCAGATGTACGAGGAACTCGGCACGTTCGGCACCGCAGCCACCATTCTGCTTCCCGACTACCAGACGGTCATCCACCACTACCCGCTGACCTGCGGCGAATACTGCATTTCGACCGACGCGAAAGGCCGCGTTTGCACGCTGTATCGAGAGTTCGAGATGACCGTCTCGCAGGTCGTGAAGGAGTTCGGCCTCGAGAAGTGCAGCGTGTCGGTGCAGAACATGTACCGCACCGGAAACCTCGACCAGTGGGTGCCAGTGATTCACTGCATCGAACCGCGTGCAGACCGCGACATGGGCAAGCGCGACGCCAAGAACATGCCCTGGGGTTCGTATTACTTCGAGGTCGGCGGCGAGGAAGGCGTGTTCCTGCGCGAGAGCGGGTTCCAGTATTTCCCGGCGCTCTGCCCGCGTTGGTCCGTGGTTGGTGGCGACATCTACGGCAACAGCCCTGGCATGGAGGCGCTCGGAGACATCAAGCAGCTCCAGCACGAGCAGCTCCGCAAGGCGCAGGCCATCGACTACCAGACGAAGCCGCCCCTCCAGGTGCCGGCGTCCATGAAGAACCGCGACGTGGAAACGCTCCCGGGCGGCGTGTCGTACTACGACGGCCAATCCAACGGGATCAAGACCGCGTTCGAGGTGAACCTGAACCTTCAGTACCTGCTGAATGACATCGTGGACTGCCGCGAGCGCGTGCGTGGTTCGTTCTACGCGGACCTGTTCCTGATGCTCGCTAACACCCCGAACACCCGCATGACGGCCACCGAGGTCGCCGAGCGCCACGAGGAGAAGCTCCTCATGCTCGGGCCTGTCCTCGAGCGCCTGCACAACGAGCTGCTGTCTCCGCTGGTTGACATCACGTTCACGCGCATGGTTGCTGCTGGCGCACTGCCGCCCGCCCCGCAGGAATTGCAGGGAATGGACCTGAACGTCGAGTTCGTGTCCATGCTGGCGCAGGCTCAGCGTGCCATCGGCACCAATGCCGTGGACCGTTTCGTCGGCAACCTCGGTGCTATCGCCCGCATGAAGCCGGACATCCTGGACAAGTTCGACCAAGACCAGTGGGCCGACGTATACGCCGACATGCTCGGCGTGGACCCGTCGCTCATCATCGCCGACAAGGAAGTCGCGGTCCTGCGCGATGCGCGCAATCAGGCGATGGCTGCGAAGGAACAGGCTGCCGCGATGCAGCAGACCTCGCAGAGCGTCAAGAACATGGCGCAGGCACCGACCGGGCAGCAGAACGCGCTGACCGACGTGATGAACATGTTCTCGGGGTACGGCTCGCCCTCTGGTGTTGAGGTCTAACAGTACCCGTAAGCATTAGCCACAGGGATACAGTCCCGCCGTGAGCAACTACGACCCCCTCGACTTGCGGGGCCAAGAGCGTGACCGAGCCAACAAAGAGCTTCGTGATCGCCTTGACCGACAGAACGAGGAGGCCGACGTGAAGTGGCTCATGTCTAGCAAGCGCGGCCGACGCATTGTGTGGCGGCTGCTGGACCAGGCGGGCGTGTTCCGCAGTTCCTTCAACACCAACGCGATGTCGATGGCATTTGCGGAGGGTGGCAGGAACTACGGGCTACGGATGCTCGGCATGGTCCACGCGCTTTGCCCGGACCAGTATCCGGCAATGATGAAGGAACAGGCACACGATGAACGAACCAACGATGATGGAAACGGCTGAAACCAACACTACAGCCGCTCCCGCATCCGATGCTGCCGCAGTTGTCTCGGCGACGGCCGAGAAGCTGTACGGTGGCGAGCAGAAGGCGACCACGACCCAGGGCCAGCAAGCCGCAGATGCGGCCGCTGCCGGCAAGGTTCCTGAAGCCAACGACGCCAAGGCCGCCGAGGCACCCGCCGACGCCAAGCCGACCGCGCCGGAAACCTACGAGTTCAAGGCACCGGAGGGTCAATCATTCGACTCCGAGGTCATTGCTGAATACTCAAAGGTGGCGAAGGAACTGAACCTGTCGCAGGAAGCCGCGCAGCGCGTCCTTGACGCAGTCGGCCCCAAGCTGGCTGAACGTCAGGCGGCGCAGATCGAGGCAGTTCGCAACGGATGGTCCGACAGCAGCAAGGCCGACAAGGAGTTTGGCGGCGAGCGTCTGTCGGAGAACCTGTCCGTGGCGAAGAAGGCGCTCGATGCGTTCGGCACCACCGAACTCCGCAGCCTGCTCAACGAGTCCGGCCTCGGGAACCACCCGGAAGTGATCCGGTTCATGTTCCGCGCCGGGAAGGCGATCAGCGAGGACAGCATGGTCACGGGCACCAAGGGCGAGGCCAAGTCGGCCGGACCCCGCTCGTTCAATGACCTCGCCGACGCCATGTACTCCTCCAGCACCTAAACCCACGAAAGGGAAACCACAATGGCAGTTCTTTCCAGCACTAACCTGACGCTCGCCGACTGGGCGAAGCGCACTGATCCCGAGGGCCGCGTTCCGGTCGTCGCGGAACTCCTCTCGCAGTCGAACGAGATCCTCGAGGACTGCGTGTTCAAGGAGGGCAACCTGCCCACCGGCGAGCGCGTCGTCATCCGCACCGGCCTGCCGGCCGTGTACTGGCGCGCCCTCAACCAGGGCATCCCGAACAGCAAGTCGCAGACTGCCCAGGTTGATGAAGCCTGCGGCATCCTCGAGGCTCGCAGCGAGGTCGATAAGGATCTCGCCATGCTGAACGGCAACACCGCGCAGTTCCGCCTGTCCGAAGACGTGGCCTTCCTTGAGGCCATGAACCAGACGCAGGCGGTCACGATGTTCTATGGCAACCCCGCCATCGAGCCGAAGTCGTTCCTCGGCCTCGCGGCCCGTTACTCGGCGGCCCCTGGCTCGTCGGGCGTCGGCCAGAACATCATCGAAGGCGGCGGCACCAGCACCGACAACACCTCGGTGTACCTCGTTGTCTGGGGCGACAACACCGTCTACTGCCCGTTCCCGAAGGGTTCGACCGCTGGCCTCATGCACGAGGATCTTGGCGAGCAGACCGTGTATGACGGCAACAACCGTCTCCAGGCTTACGCCACCCGTTACCAGTGGAAGAACGGCCTGGTCGTGAAGGACTGGCGCTACGTTGTCCGCATCGCCAACATCGACGTGAGCGATCTCGTTGGTGCGACCGGAACGCAGGCCAATACCGCTGCTACCGATCTCATCAAGCTCATGGCACGCGCCATGTACCGCATCCCGAACATGTCGATGGGTCGCGCTGCGTTCTACATGAACCGCACTGTCCACAGCGGACTTGCCGTGAAGGCAATGGATCGCAGCCAGAACGTTCTGGCCGTGAACCAGGGTCTGTCGCAGTTCGGTACCCCCTATTCGTGGCTGTCGTTCCTCGGCGTTCCGTGCCGCCGTGTCGATGCCCTCATCAACGCAGAAGCCCGCCTTACCTAATAGGTAAAGCAGAAAGGACACACAATGATTCTTGATAACAACCTTCGCCTCGGCAGCGTCACGCTGACCGCAACCGGAACCTACGACTTCCCCGATGTCGTGGATCTCCGCAACAACACCGCGTACACCGCAACCGCAAGCGGTTCGCTGTACACCGTCGCACAGGGAAACCAGAACGTGGAACTCTCGGAAGGCACGACGCTGTACGTCGTGTTCACTGTGACCACGGCTCTCGCCGCTAGCACCGACCCGATCTATCAGGTCGTTCTGGCGGATGACACTGGCCTTGACACCAACGTCGTGGTGATTGGCGAATACAGCCCTTCAACGGCTATCGCGGTTGGCACGCAGGTCGTGATCCCGATTGGCTCGCAGCTGCTGACCACCGCGCAGAAGCGTTACCTCGGCGCGAACGTGGTGACCTCTGCCGGCAGCGGCTCTGGCGTCATCTCCGCCGACATCGTCCTGAACTACCAGGACGGCAAGAAGTTCTACGCTTCTGGCTTCACGGTTGCCTGATAGGAGCTATCCATGCCGAAGGTCAAGGCCAAGATTCTCTGCTTCGTGGACAACGGGCTGCGCCAGCCCGGAGACGTGTTCGAGTACAACGGACCGCGCAACCACCACCTCGAGTACATCGAAGAGGTGGGCGCGGAAACCGAACCGACTGTTTCCGATGCACCGCAGCGCCGTCTCCGCAAGGGCAAGATGGCTGAGTCCGCAGGCACGGAGTGAGCTTGTAACGAGTTAGTGAACAGGGAGGGGCGTCGGCGGGAAACCACGGCGCCCCTCCCTTCCTACGGGAGGAGCGAATAATTTGCCATCGGTCGTTGAAATTTGCAACCTCGCCCTCGCGCACCTCGGCGATGACGCCACCGTCGCAAGCATTGATCCGCCGGAGGGATCAGCACAGGCAGAGCACTGCGCCCGGTTCTACCCGGTCGCACGTGACATGCTTCTCCAGATGCATACGTGGTCGTTCGCATCGCGGCGCGTCAGCCTCGCGCAGGTGACGATGCCGTACACCATGTGGAAATACGCATACGCATGCCCTGGCGACATGATGACCGCCGTGGCCGTGCTGCCGCCCGAGGCAGAGAACGATTACACGGTGCGTGCGTATCCCGCCGACCGCTACGGTTTCGGATGGACGAACCCGCCGATCACGACCGCCGGCGTGTACGTGCCGCAGGAATACGTGATCGAGACGGACACGCTCGGGAACAAGATCATCTACACGAACCAGGAAACCGCGCTCCTGCGCTATCAGGCGCTGGTGAGCGACCCGACCAAGTTCGACCCGCTGTTCACCATTGCATTGTCATGGCAGCTCGCGTCGTTCCTTGCCGGCCCGGTCGTCAAGGGTGAAGAAGGCGCACGGCAGGGGCAGCGATGCCTGCAGATGGTCGCCATCTACCTCGGACAGGCACGCGCATCCGACGCAAGCCAGCGCGACGTGAAGCCCGGTCACATCACCTCCTGGATCTCTGGACGCTGACATGGCGCTTACCCGAACCTACACGCGGTCATTTGCCGGCGGCGAAGTGTCGCCGGAAATGTGGGGCCGGATTGATGACGTGAAGTTCCAGACAGGCGCAGCGAAGTTGCTCAACTTCATCGCGCTTCCGCAGGGTCCGGCAGAGAACCGACCAGGCACGGCATTCGTGCGCGAGGTGAAGGACAGCACGAAGCGCACGCGTCTGATCCCGTTCACGTTCAGCACCACGCAAACGCTGGTGCTCGAGCTTGGCGCGGGGTACTTCCGGTTCCACACGCAGGGCGCGACGCTTGGTCCTGGTACGCCAGCGGCTTATTCAACGACAAAGACCATCACTGCCGTCAATACCGGGACGGAGACGTTTACAAGCAACGCGCACGGATACGCAAACGGAACGCCAGTGCAGGTGTCGGCGACAACCACGTTGCCCGCACCGCTTGTAGCCGCTACCACGTACTACGTTATCAATGCTGCGGCAAATACTTACCAGTTGTCCCTGACCGCGACCGGGTCTGCAATCGACATCACGACTGCTGGCAGCGGAACGATCACGTCCAACCAGGTCTACGCGGTCGGAGATCTCGTCTCGTCTGGAGGCGTGAACTACTACTGCATTCTTCAGGCAGTCAATCAGACGCCTCCGAACGCGACGTACTGGTATCCGCTGCCGGCGGGGATCTACGAGATCCCGAATCCCTACGCCGAGGCCGACCTGTTCGACATTCACTACGTGCAGTCTGCCGACGTGCTGACGCTCGTACACCCGAACTATGCACCGCGTGAGTTGCGCCGGCTGGGTGCAACCACGTGGACGCTGACTACGATATCGTTTGCTTCGACCGTCACTTCGCCGTCGAGCGTGACAGCGACTGCAAACCGCGGCGAGGCTCTTGACCTCATCGGATTCACGTCCGCTTCCCCTGGCGTCGCGCATACGACCGCGCCGCATGGATTGTCAGTTGGAGATCCGGTGTACCTTGACGGCGGAACGTGGACGAATCCGTTCCCTGATGACTACTACATCGTTTCTCACATAAGTGCCGGAGACAAGTTCCGCGTCCGCACATACAGCAGCGGAATCGAACTTGATACGACATCCTATGGAACGTGGTCGAGCGGCGGATACGTGCAGTTTGGCGACAAGTCGCTGGACTTCACCAGTTACTACGTCGTCACCACAATTGCTCCGAACGGAATCGACGAGAGTGCGCCGAGCGCGGCTGCAACCGCGAACAACAACCTCAACGCGCAGGGATCGAGCAACACGATCTCGTGGTCGGCCGTGTCTGGCGCTGCTCGCTACAACATCTACAAGCGTCAGAATGGGCTGTATGGCCTGATCGGACAGACCGACCTGACGACGTTCACTGACAACAACATCGGTCCCGATCTCGGAATCACGCCGCCAATCGTCGATACCGTATTTGCGTCAAGCGGGAACTACCCTGGCGCAGTCAGTTACTTCGAGCAGCGCCGCGTGTTCGCAGGCACGACCAATGCGCCGCAGACGCTGTGGATGACGCGCACCGGAACCGAGAGTGACATCTCCTACCACATCCCGCTTCTTGACACCGACCGCATTGCATTTCGTGTCGCCGCACGCGAGGCCAACACGATCCGTCACCTCGTCCCGCTGACGCAGCTTCTCGCGCTGACGAGCGCCGCCGAGTGGCGCGTCAGCCCGGTGAACAGCGATGTGATCTCGCCGACCACCATTTCGGTGCGTCCGCAGTCATACGTTGGTGCAAACAACGTGCAGCCATCCATCGTGAACAACACGGTGGTGTACTGTTCTGCGCGTGACGGCCACGTGCGCGAGCTTGGCTATTCCTGGCAGGCAAGCGGGTTCGTGACTGGCGACCTGTCGATCAGGTCAACGCACCTGTTCGACAACTTCGACATCACGGACATGTGCTACAGCAAGGCTCCGCAGCCGCTGCTGTGGTTCATCTCAAGCACGGGCAGCATGCTCGGGCTGACGTACATCCCAGAGCAGCAGATCGGCGCATGGCACCAGCACGAAACGGACGGCGACTTCGAGACGTGCGCTGCCGTTGCCGAGGGTGCCGAGGACCGTCTGTACGTCATCGTCAAGAGGACCATCGGCGGGGTGACTAAGCGGTACGTCGAACGGTTCGCTAGCCGGCAGATCGGCGACATCGAAGATTGCTTCTTCGTGGACAGCGGCCTGACCTACGACGGCACGAACACGACTGCGACCACGGTGACGGTG